AGCCAATATATACAGAGTTAGTGGATGTTTGATTAGACCCTCCACCAGATACATATTTACCAGCATTAGCACCCAAGGCAGAGTTGTTGTAGCCAGTGGTATTATAAAACAAAGTACCGCCACCAAAGGCAGAGTTGTTGTATCCAGTGGTGTTAGAGTAAAGAACAGCTGCACCAAAAGCGGAGTTGTAGTAGCCATCCGTATTGGCATATAAAGTGCCACCACCAAAAGCTGAATTGCTGGAACCAGTGGTATTAGAGTATAAAGTACTTGCTCCAAATGCAGAGTTATTAACACCATAGATATTATAACAAAGAGCATTTGCTCCCAAAGCTAAGTTATATTGATTACCTTTACCTCTTAGCTCAGACATTATGCCGTCCTCGTCATCCAGCAAACTAAAGTTAGGTTGGGACTTGTTAGTTACCTGTTTAACATATATATCATCTACGCTACCATCAAAATCCGATGACGGAGTTATTCTTAGTGTAGCACTTCCTGAAGCATCAGCCACAAATGAACGTCTATAAGTGGCNTTACTTGAAAACTCTTTATCAGACCCAGAATTATATATGTAGATACCACCAACATCTACANTGATATAGCCAGCTGTCCTATTTTTAATAGTTATNTCAACTATATAAATTTGGTCNATNGAAACACTGATGTTTTGAGTTAGCGCTGCTGTGTTTCCAGGTGAGTGGTCAGCCTCATAATGTACAGTATCATGAGTCCATCCAGTGCCCCATGTCCAGTATGTGTCTGGAACAGTTGAGAAGCTACCATTCGAAACAAGCTCGCTTCCAAGTGATGCAATAGATTGTAATGACCTAGTTCTAAACACAACGTTAGACGATAATGGTGGTACAACATCAACCACTGCAGATGGTGAAGACGTATTAATGCCTACCATTGAGCTAGTAGTATTAACTTTTATATTAGAATTAACCAACTGTTTTGTGTTGGTAAAAAGTGGGACATAGTCAGGTGAACCATTACCCCAAAACTTGTTGTCTAAGGCAAGCACAATGTCGTCTATCGTTTTCTTGGTAACAGCCAACACCATCCTATATGTACACCCTTCTATATTATGGTTTTGTGCAGATGTGCCCTCTTGTGCTCTAACCACAGTTATCGTGTCAGAGCTCCTACCTATACATCTCACTATTTCATAGGCTGGGTCAAATGCTGGCTCACGATACATAGTGTAGTTGTACCACACAAGATTATAGGCACCTTCAACAGATGGGTCTGGTAGTTTAGCACCGTCTCCAGTCGTTAATGTTATAACTGTGTCAACGTTGTTGTAGTAGCCACTTACACGAACTACGGCTATATTTCTAACTGGATCCATTTAATACCTCCGATGTTAGACTAATCTAAAACGCAGATTATATTTGTTAAAAACTAGCATGTCACCTTCCTCCACAAACTTTTCACTGATTCCACCAGCAAATAATATGTTTCCACCAGACGCACTATCAAGGATAGCAAAATGGGAAATTACACCCCAATACTTAGTTGCAGGACCAAACACAATCTGAGCACTGTTCCGCACAAATCCATCAGATGCATCATCCCAAAAACTCGAGTCAGTTGCTACTCTTGAATACCCATCGCCAGTTGGAGGCTCAGTCAATCCAATAACTAGTGGGTCTGTTTTGGACAAAGCCACATAAATCATCTGAGGGGGTGTGTAGACTTTTAAACCACTACCGCAGCTAAAAACATGGTCAAGTATTTTGTTTTTGATGTACTCGGAAAATGCTCCCACTTCTACCCTCCATTCTTGCTAAGCCTTGTTTGGCTGTAACAAAGCTGTAATGTATACGTCACCAGTCTTAGTTAACGTGCTGATGGATACCTTAGCCTCCTTCAAGTTCTTATAAGTTACAAACACAACAGCTGATTTAGCTGTCAGCTCTCCAGCTGAAAATGTATGAGAGTCTACAGTAAACCAGTGTTCACCGTTGTCAATACAACCTAAGAAGTCTATAGTTAAAGCTGTCACAGTTCCAGTCCCAGTAAAGTAATAGTGTAGTGTGTAGTTCTCAGCCCAAGAAACATTCACTGGTTGTGATGCAACAGCACTAGTTACCGAATCAAGCATTAAATATGCCATAGCAGCCTCCTATATAAAGTTCAATGAGACTTGTCAAAACAAAGCTCATCATNTNTGTCTCCTGTCGTNAATAAGACCTCTAACAAGTGCGGATGTTAAGCCCTTCCCTTTTAACTTCACAGGTGAAGGNGTTAAGAAGGATGAGAGGAAGGGCTTTACTGCCCTTCCTCCAACTTTAGGAGAAGGTACACGCCCACGAAGTGGGGATTCTAAACTCCTAGTTAGTTTAGCCAATTGTTATTACGCTCCAGGTGAACCAAAGATACATCTTGGGTCAGTAAACCCACAAACGCATCTAAAGGTTACTTTGAACTTAGCTGTTTCATTATCGAAGGATTTGTCATCAGCAAAGTCTGGTTTACGTCTCCATAGCCACGTAAGACCATTAGGAACGTCGGTTTTTATGAACCATGCATCTGGGTCAGTCAACCAATGCATTACAACGTGGCCGCCTCTAATAACACCAAGCGCTGGGTTAGTATCGTTGTAGTTTGTTCCTGGTTTCTGTTCACTTCTAAGTATTACCCTAGCTTTCCAATCAAGCTGAGGAGGAACCACCAGTGTAATTGGGCTAGCTGCAACCTTTAACCCTCTGTCGTCAACCATGTCTTGAAGTTCAATTACAGCCTGCTCAAGACTAGTAATATCAAGGTCAGCTGGTGTTGACAAAGCATTGCTGAATGAGCCGCCAGCAACTAACGGGTGGGCTGAGTTGACAAGAGAAACACCATCAGCACCAGGATATGAGGAACTAAAAGCGTTGTTAAGAACGTTAGCTGCCAAAATCTCTACGGTCTGGCTAACACTTCTAGCTAAGGCTCTTGGCATGGATTTGATGTTGCGATATAATCCATCATCAAGAAGTTCTCTAGCTACCATGAACCCAAGACCATAGGTAACAACAGTGTAACGTTTTGTGTAGCCCTGATACGCTCTGGTGTATACTATGGACTCACCTTGAGGTTTTTCAGGTACCAATCCAAAGCCAGTTAAGCTCTGGTCTTCCTCCCATGCTCTATCAGTTGTGTCTATTTCGAATACTTTGGAGTATTCCTCTGGATATTGGGCATAGGCATCACCATAGATTTTCCTTAAACCAGGTGCTAGCAGTTTACCAAAATTAGTAGATACCATAGGCATAACAAGTCACCTCCTTCACTAGACACCAGTTGTCTGTTTGTAATAGTGTTCATTAATAACCACGTCAACTATAACGTAGTTGCCCCAATCATTGTTTGGCAGGTTAGCCTTACCAAGCACTCTAAGCTGAGCTGATGTAGTAGCAAATGTAGATACATCAAGTGTATGTTTGGATATACCAAGAGATGAACCAGAGTTTGCTACAATATCGGCATTGTTTCCAATATTGGTTTGAGCAGCTGAACCACTACACTGAACCATAAAGATGGCTGTAGGGTCATCATACACCATTACTGTAGATGTTTCGCCAGCCCCAGTAGCAACATATTCTGCTGACACACCAATCAATGTGTCGCCAGCCGCTGCAGCTGTTACAGTGCCGCTAGAAGTCAGTGTTACAAAATCCCCTATGTTTATAGTGGTGCTGGCTCCAACAGGATACCTGTTGACTGGTATACTTCCTCCAGTCAGGCTTCTTGCTGGGAGAGCACCAAAAGGTTTGTTAGATGGCATATAAAATCACCTCCGTGTCAACTGTCCATCGTGTGGACAATAGCATTATTTAATAACAATAGAGCCATAAGCCCCACCAGACCTGTTNGCTGAATATTGACTAATAGAATTTTTGTAATGCTCTACCGAAGACTCTAACAGCTTTGATGTTTGTGCTTGGTAGTATTTGTTTCTTTGTTCAGCCAATTCCTTAGGCATCCTACAAAGGATGAGATTTCCCCTTTTAATAACGCCGTCTATAGGAGTACCATCAGACAAAGTTACACTTTGCAAACGCTCCTTGCTTTGACTTTTCACAACCTCCCAGTTCTCAAGTGCTGAATCAAGATTTTCAACATGTATCCATCTGTAAGCATATGCTGGGTCCTTTCCTGTTACAGTAAGTTTAGTTGGTGGTTTCCATGGTTTAGTTGCCATTAGATTTCCTCCTTCTCCATTATATAAAGCTGCCTTGCGTACTCTTCTGGAGAAATACCAAGACTTTTGGCTATACTTATTTGTTCGCTAGTAAGTTTCACAAATCTGTTGTCACTGCGACCTTTCCCAGATGAAGGTCGCCCATATGAACCAACGCCTTCCACTCCAGACATCCCGCCCTTCTTATCACTCACACCAAAGCGTTCCTCAACCCTCCTTCTAACCTCATCAAGCCTCTCTTTTAAAGGCTTGTTCCCCCAAACTTGGTCAGATGCAAGAGCTGCTTCAACCGAAATAGCTGCACCTCTCATGACAGGGTCTTCATACCACCACGGTGTTTCGCTAATGAAGCGTTGAACAATCTCAGCTGCCTCAGGTGGCATCCTCTTCGATTTGGAATGCTCCATAGCTTTTATAGCCCTCTCAGCCTCTTTCAGCTCTAACTTCTTGTCAATTAAAGCATCTGAGAGTTCATCAGCTGTAGCGAAGTCCTCTCTTTCCAACGCCTCTTTCCTACGCTCCTTTAATTTATCTATTTCACCTTTCAGGTTATCCAAAATGTCATTTGTTTCTCTTTTGGCATCTCTGCCAGCAACGCTCTCTCAATAGACTCAGCCAGTCTCCTATTGTGGTTTTTCAGCTCCTCCATCAAGCCATCTTTTTCTTCTAACTTCTTAGATAGCTCAGCCAAGTCCCTCTCATATTGTTTCATCTTGCCATAGATTTGCTTGAAACGAGGATGTTCTGGGCTTGGCTCATGTTCAGCCTTTCCGACATCCTCAAGACCAGCCTCATCATTCAGGTCTATGACTGTAGTGTCGTTTCCCTGATTCTCGTCGCCTAAAACTCCAACTTCTTCACTCATCTAAATCCTCCTATTTTGCAGCGCACTCATGTGCGTTTGTTTTGATTGTAGCTAGCAGGTCTTCTTCATTGCATAGTACATACTTAGTGCCACCCCTATCAAATGAGAAGCCCGAGTATCTACCGAAGAACACTTCGTCCCCAACACTAACCCATGTAACGTCAGGTCCTACAGCTAGCACCTTACCCTCAGTGGGCTCCATTTCCCTAGAATCACGTGGAACATAGATTGAGCCAACTTTTTCTGGTACATCTCTCTTCTCTATAATGACACGAGTTCCTAAAGGTACAAGGTCTAGCATTATGATGATGCACCTCCTTTCTTTAATTCATCTATCATAGATATAACTTGACGAACCCCATACAGGATGCCGTCTTGCCACTTATATGCTTCATAAGAGTTGAGACCGACTAAGTCCTCCACACACTTCGATTCATAGTCTTTCAAAATATCAAGGAACTGTATACCTTGAGCGCTATTAAAAAACTGAGCCCACTCATCGTTCATATTCTGGATGCCTCCGTCAAAGCTTGCAAGCCTAGACGATTAGATGTGATGGCTTGCTGCCGCTGTTTGTTCATTTCACTGAGCAAATAGATATTAGCAATGTGTTCTTTCTTGTGTCTATCTATCATCTTCAACGCATCTTCTGAGAGGTCATCTCTAAACGTTCCATTCAACAAACTATCATGCACGCTGAGATGCCTTATGTGGTCTTGTTCCATAAGAACAGTTGCTGGTTTGTCTTGTAAGAAACCAGCATTCTCTTCCTCAGGACTAACATCATCAGGTTTCCTTGGCTCCTGCAATATAGACCCGATGTCAGATACTTCAAGTGCCTCCAAATAACGCTTAGTTGCTTCATATATAGCAGTTGGGTTGCTTGAAATTATAGGGTTGGTCATAGCAACCTGATACACTTGTTGGGCTTTAAGAACCTTCTCAGCTCTTGATGTGATGTTCGGGTCGCTGACAGGAACAACATCCACAGTTCCATAAAAATCAGCTATCCCAACATTCTCGCCTTTGTGACGCTCCAGCAAGGCATCTCCAAGAACAGCTAAATATTCACGCTCGTTTAGATACAATCCATTCATCATATAGATTTTTCTAAGCTCTTTCTTAAACGACCTATGGACACGTTTGTGGATAGCACTAAACACCTTCATACCTTGTTCAATGAGAGCCATCACTGTTGTAGCTGGTGTGTCACTAGAAGGCATCTGACCTGTCATAGTTTCGCTTACAGCAGACAAACTTTTGCTGTATTCATATAAGAGCCCTAACACCGCATACAGTGTTTGGTTGGGTCCTCTGAAATCAAAGTTGTAGATGGACTTCTTTATATCATCAACATAGGCATCAACCTCTTTATATTCGCCCATCTTAAATAAGAGAGAGCCTCTCTTCAAACCACTTCTTCTCGAAATAAACCCACCTTGTCTGTTAGCTAATGTGCCAGCATCCACAACATCGTTTATGATGGTGTTAGCTGAATTATTTAATCGAGACAGTAAAGTTCCAAAACCTATGCCGTAGAAGCCTTCAGGGTTTGGAAAGAATGTATAATGAGTAAAATACTCAAGACGCCTTTCAACGCCAAACTGGTCAGTGTAGCGTCTATCAGTTATACGAAGGACTTTTCTCGTCTCATAATCTACAGTAATGACGTAAGGCTCTCCTATACCATCACCATCTAAGTCCCAAAACCTATGCTGTTCAAGGATTGTTCTTGGATACTCGCTGTCGCTTATAGTGTTAGACTCAACACCAGATGCCTTGTCAACGGCATCCCTAATCATCTGAGATGAAAACAGCATAGCTCTTGAACCAGCAGTGATTTGAACGCCAGGGTCTTCAAACACCTTCATAGCTATACGAGTCTTGACTTCATTCGGTGTCATATACAAAACATGTGTCTTTCGTGGACAATCATCAATGCTGGATTTTGTTGTATACGATAGAACCATGTCCTGAGCATTCACATGTAATGACATCACTCTACGCTTTAAATGGTCATAGTAGGTTTTTCTGAAGGCACTTCCAGTAATAGCTAAGCTGAGGAGAAACTTGTCCATGTCATCTTCAAACTCTTCCATCTGATACAGAAGTTGATAGTTCATATACTTACAGACTCGCTCAGCTCTCTTTTCATCCTCTTCACCCATTGCAACCACATTGACAACACCTTTTGGCGGGATAAGTGCATCATAAGCACGTGCATGAAACTGGAGGCAGCATATGGCTAAGATAGGCAGGTTCGTATTACTGCAACCTTTCCAAGGCTCAGTCCTATCATCAAGATAGTCCATAAAGAGCTTCAAAGCATCTGACACTCGCTCTTCCCACTGGGAACGTGAAGCAAGGTCGTTTTCATAGTCGCTAACTACCGTACTACCCATTTCATTAAGGATTTGGTCAGCATCCTCCCTTCCATTCTTAATAAATGGCACAAGGTTGACCATATCACTAAAGGCAGGCTTTTGTATTGGCACGCTAATCCTCCAGTTCAGGCACGTATTCAGGTCTCAGTAATACGAGCCTATATAAATTTTCCATCATGTGGTCATCTTTATCCATAGGTTTTTGCTTCTCACCTCTCCTCATGCTGACGTTTCTACTCCACTCGTCCCAAGCATAAGTAGCTATCTCAGACCGAAAGGTAGCACAATTTCTACACACGTAGAGAGATGGTTTCCCAGTGTCTTTGTCTGGAGCCAACAAACTCCTTGTAAGGATGATTCCTCTGGACTTGTCTTTTGAAGCCGATATTGGTGCTGGGTAGAGACCAGCCTCAGCTAAGTCATAGGCAAAGCAGCTACCGTCACTTGGATTTGGTGTGAATGCTAATGGGTCTATTATAATGACGTTAGGTGTTTTACCTCTGCACTTAGCTTGAATTGCAGTCACCAGTTCACTAGCTGAACCACATTTCACAAACAACTCGTCAACTATAGCCATGAAGCCATCTCTTCTAACAGCCATGAAAAGAACAGCGTGGGGAGTTCTTGGATGTGGGTCTATTGCGATGTAGAGAGTCCAATCATTTGAAAGCCAGTCATCAAATGGCTCTATCAGGTTTGCATCTGAGAATTCTGGATACACCAGTCCGCCTCTAAACATAAATGCTCCACTCTTCCTAACCAGGCGTTCTTCCTCTGGAAACAACGATAAGATTCTATCAGCAGCTTCTTTTGTTATAGCTCTGTTGTCGTAAATGTCCATAAAAAATGTATGTATGTGGCTATCACCAGTCGGAATAGAGACATCTCTCACTCTGCCATCAGACATTTCAACAGTACGTCCAGCTTTCAGAAATATGTCCTTGTAGAGGAATGTAACTGAGCCGCTCAACGGAGTCAACGCAAAGATTTCTTCGCCATCCAAGTCCACAAGACGAGCCAGATTTTCACCCCTGATTTGTTCTGGTGGCTCCTCATCATAAGCACACACGTCTCGGCTTGAGCCTTGAAATTTCTCAACATCACTTTCATAAAACATGAACTCTATGAAACCACCTTTGTCATTTGTGATAGCACGAATTCTGCCTTCGCTTTTCACAACACTAACTATTTTGTCAGATGGAATTAGCTTCTGAATATATGGATAGATTACCTTAATGAATGCGTTTGGATAGTCTTCAACGCACAGTCGGATTTTCCTTGTCTTATCAAGTCGGTGGTTGGGAACAACCCCCTCAAGAGATTTTGGGACTTCACCCCTGAACTGACTTGCAAGGTCAACCATCATAGTGTAGGTTTTGCTGCTTCTATTGCCTCCAAACATAGCCCGACATTTTGCTGTGCTAGCATGTACATAGCGGCTGATAGGATTAGGCTCATATAGGGTGAACTTGGATTCCTCACTAAAGGCATAGCTCTCTGTCATCTCCAAGATTTCTATCAGGTCTTTTTTCTTGGCTGGAATATCCTGAAGGCTAGAAAGAATATCCTCTATTGAGGCAACGCTTGCAGTGTATTGCATGTGTCTACCGCATCCTCCTGAGAGACTTTTTCAAACTCCACTGTGATGGCTGATGCTTCCTCTTCCTGTTTCCGTTTCTCCTCAGCCATCTCCTTGATTCGTCTCACACGTTCCGCAACAAGTCTTTTCAGCTCATCCTCAGTCATTGAGGAGTAGGATGTGTGAGAAACCCTCACCTCAGACTTTCCAATCTTTCCGAAGCCAGCCCTATCCAAAATGGACTCGGCAGCCTCAAATCGAAGTCTTTCTGACTTAGCCGAATACATTGTGCGTTCAACTGACTCAAGTGCAACTGGGGCGAGCTCCTGTAACGTTTTCGTTACATCAGCCACCCCAGAGTCCCGCTCCCTCTCCAACCTTTTCAACTCTATTTTGAAGAGCGGACTATTCACAATGATGGACATCCTGTCTGGCGACATCCCCAACTCCTTACATATTTGGGATTGTCGCTGTCCCAAGACAAGTCTTCTAGCTATCTCCCTGTGATGCGGTCTTATGTATCCCAGACTCATTTTTGAAACCGAATCTGACATCTTTTCTGGTATCCTACCCATGATGGGTATTATTACATAGGCGTAAAATGTTGTCAATGGTTCAAGTGCAAGCAACAATAAGCAACAAAATGAATTGACTGAAGTTTAAGGGGGGCTAGTTTTGTTCGCTGAAAACAGCTACCTCCCCCCTGCCTGCCATGCTCGCATACACAATATGTTGTGGCTTGACATTCGTGCTCGTTTTGTGTTACAATTTAGTTAATGTCACATGAGTGGCAGCAATAAAACATCAAGGAGGTACATGAAATGGACAGATTTCTAGTAACAAGAGGAGATAGCGTTTATGAGGTCTTAATAGACCTCAACGAGGTCTTATCAAGACTTTCTAGTGAGGACATAAACTCACTAGCAAGAAAGTCGTTAGTGTTAGAAATTCAAAGACAAGC